AGAAGTAGCGTTTTGAGCAGCGAGGCTAGGGAAAGCCTGGCTTAGCAAACCCTTGCGGCTTAAAGCTTCTGCATAGGTACCCTGCTGTGGCGTAGTGGTGCCAGTACCAGTACCACCGGAATCGGTGTTGGTAAATACACGCTTAGGCATTTTGCCACTAGCTGCATTGAAAAGGTCAGATTTTGTACCAAGCATTTGTTAATTATTCTTTACGATGGTTTCGGCGGAGCTAATGGGTCAGGAAGGCCGGGAACGTCGTAGCCGCTAAGTGCGGGTCCACCGCTGGCATTCCCACTTCCTCCACCATAGCGTGTAGGGTAGCGCCACTTGAGGTAGCTTCTGTAAGCGTCAACGTATTGTGGAAGCCGCTTAATAGCTGCTCTGTTTTGATCCTGACGAGCAGTTGACTGAGTGTTTGAAATAGCCTGCATATTGGCGAGCGCACCAACCGAGGGGATCTCGTTGGGGTTGATTGCAGTTGGCGGAGAAGATGGTGTCCCCTGGCCAGGCTGCAGAAGGCTAGAGATGTTTAAGCGGTTAGGGTTTTGTTCGCGAAAAGCCTGTTCGCGCATTGCAACAGAATCTCTATATTGTTGAAAAGCCGCCATCAGTAACCACCTATTCTTTTTGGAACTACCGTTTTGGGTTTAGGAGTCACGGCGGTAGGTTTTGCTCCAGCTTTTGCTGGGGCTCCGTAGGACGGCCTAAACCTTTTATATGCGTCCGCCATAGCTTTCCCCCCAGCGGGGCTAATAATTGCACCACCAGGACCTGTCGTTGCCCGGGGAGCAGCAGTACCAGTGCCAGGTCCAGGGGCCGGTCCTGGTGCTGGCACTGATCCGGTGGAACCCTTACCATCGCCGTACATGGCTTTATACTCAGCTGCTTTGGTGGCGGTTTCTGTGTCAATGGTATCTTTTTGAGCCGTCAAATTTCCTGCAGCTGTAGCGATATCAGCTCTATACGCGGCCTCATCGTTGACCACGTTGCGTAAGTTTTGTCCACTTCGGAGCGTTCCGCTGCTTTCAGCACCAGTAGCTGTATTGCGCTTTTGTTCCATATACTGAACGTCGCGTGTTCCGTATATGTTGTTTCCGGAAGCGTCCTTTTTGTAGGTAGCATTGCCGGAAGCGTCAAAGGTGGCAGTGGTGGCGCGATCGTAGGCAGCGTCAAGAGCAGCCTTCTTGGCTGTTGCTGCTTCTGTCAATTGGAGCCTGAGCTGATCGTAGTAACTAACTGGCATGGTGATCCTGGTCGATATGTTTGTCAAGCTTCATGTCCATCCAAACCTGCATATCCTTGACTTCCTTTACATCGTGCTTGACTGACTGGATAAGGTCAACAGCTTGGCCGTGTTGATTAGTGTTGCGCTTGTCCAATCTATATAATACCCACATAAGTGGTCCCGATATAAGGGCCACCAGGAGAGCAGACCAAGCAGCAGTCATGATCAGCCAGGCTTGGGGAGTGCTCGCCAAGCAGCTTCAAAGCGCTCAGGGTCGTCGGCCATTGCAGGCTCAAGCTCTAGATGCAACCACTTCCCCCCAAAAGATCCAGCGTTATCGAACTCGGTGAACAATTTTTCCCCAGCCTTCCCCTCCCCGCGACTGCACCTAAAACCGCGACCATACCCGGGCTTGCCGTCCTTGACGTTTTTGTCAAAGGCGTAGTCGTGAATCTCGACGATGCCGAGTTCCTTGGTGTACTGGAGAAACCAGTCGTACATCTGTACTCCAACCTTGCGGTCGTCATAGCCAATGTCAACGGCAGCACCTGTAGCGTGGACGCTAAGCCACTTCTCCATGCCGGGGTCCTTGGCAGTCTTGCCTGCGGTGTGAGAATTTCTCATCAACCGCGAAGCGTAGATTCCTAGGTTCTTAGTCTTCCAGCGGCGGTTACAGAGGTCGGCCAGCTTCTCCGTCCCAGGACGGGCTTTACCATGGTCTTTCGCAGGATAGTAGGGATACTTACGCGGCACTGTGCTTGTCCCGGTCTACGCCAAATGCCTTGTCAACTTCAGCTTTGGTGAGCTTGCCGTCGCTAAGAGCCTTGCTGAGATCGTAAACAACCAAAGCCACGGCAGCGCCACCAGCCTGAAGAGCCTTGTACCAAAGGGGAACGCTGATATCCTTAGCAAATGCGTCGATAACCGACGAACCAGTGATGATGCCAAGCGAGCTGGATACAAACAGGGCGATCAGGCGGGTAGCTACATCTTTGACAACTTGAAGGTTCATAGGGCAATTATCCCATATATAGTAGCGTATTGCTACAAGCCTGCTGCCGCCCACAAGGCATCGATCTGAACCTGCATCTGAGAGATTCGGTCTTCCAGGGAAACGATGTTTTCCCGCAAGGCCGCAGCGTACTCTTCGTAGCTTTGAGTTTGATCGTTCTTGAGCACGTAAGCCAGCTCATAGGCCTGGCGTGGGTGACGCCACACAATCTCAATTGGGTTCATCGCGAATCTCCTTCAATCCAAACACGCTTAATCCTAAAGCCGGAAAATTTAATAGACACATTGTGCTTGTAACCATAGCCCATGTTGTCTGAATCAAACCGCAGGATACGTGTAGCAGTAACACGTTTGTAAGGATTGGCGTTTGCGTAGGGTGCCGTCTTGACTTCTGCGGGTGTGAAAGCGGTGGTATTGGGAATGCTAGCAAGGGCTTGAGAAAAGACACGATCGCTAGAAATAAAATTGAGATTAGGGTCGTAAGCAACATCTTCCGGAGCGCCGTTAATAACTGTGACTGTCATTTCTGCGTCGCCGGAAAAATCGCCATAATTAATATAATCTAAATCAAGAGTTGCTTCAACATAAATGCGGCGGATGGTAGAAGCTTTTTGGTCATCCACTGGGGACAGAATAAGCGTACCTTCAGTTAACGCATCAAAAGTAGTGTTGTCATCCCCGGCATAGTCATGGCCAGCGTTTACTTGTTGCTGAAACCAAACACCAAAAGAAATAGACTTGTAACGCGCAAAAGCTTCTGCGCCAAACCCGCTGGTTGTAATATTGGAAGCAATCTGCATAAACACCATTGCGTTGGGCGGAAACCCAAAAACAGCGGACGGAGTTTGATAGTTGTTTACAGCGCTATAACGCCTGATAAATTTATCGTTTTGAGACACCCCTTCGATTGGGGCAGAATAAAAATTGAGCGAATCGCTTTTGATTCTTAGCCAGTCTCCAAACCTGTTTCTAATCAAAGCGTAAAAACCGCCAGCACCAAACTCGCTTACTGAGTATGTACATACAACGTCGCCATTGGACGATGCAGCAAGAGAAGGTGGTGTTACGTGATCAATGTTTGCATAAGGAGAAACAAAGGCGCGTCCAAGGTTTTGGTACGCAGCAACACCAACCTGCTGGCCGGACAGATAGTTAACGTTTGCATAATACGGTTCCGTCAATCTTGACAAATAGAACATCGTATTGGACTGAGAAACAATTGAAGAATAATCAGTATTCAATGGGTAAACAGCATCAGAAACCTGGCGGACAGCTGCCGTAGCCCCCAATACTCCCGTAATGGAATAGATGGCGTTTGGTTTGATAACCAGCAAATCGTCATATCTCGGGATTACCCAAGTAACGCCGTTATTCGAATAGCCTGGAGCAATGAAATCTAAAGTAAGCCAGCTGCTAAAATTCAATGCTTCAGAATAGTAAACGTAATCAGTCGTAGAAGACCATGCAACCATTCGTGCATTCCAAACGGTGATCCCGTCAACGCTCGTGATACCCGAAGGAAGTGTGATTGTGGTCATAGCCGCTGGGTTAATTGCGTCCCAGTTGCCAGTGCCGGTAAATCTGTAAATCTTGTCTTTTGAACCTACGTAAGCATAAATTTGCCCGCTTTCATTGGTTGTGAAAACGTTTGTGATTGTGAAATTGTTTGTGAGGCTTACAGCGTCGCTTGAATTGATCTCACAGTTTTGAGTAGGGTCTGATGGGTTTCCCCAGCGAAGGCGGTACATTTTAAACGTGGTGGTTGAAGTACCAATAAATTGAACAGCAAAATAAATGTAATCACCACCTTGAACGGCGGGCGTCACAAAAGTATTGACCGATGCACCACCGTCAATGTACAAAGAATCGTTTTGAATAACAATTCCTGTATCGTGTTCGCCGGGAGCGTTTAAAGGGATTTGCTGGACCGCATTGGTAGCTACTACAGATCCGTCGTTTAATGATACGGCTACGTTTTCGCCAGTAAAAGTAGATCGTGGCTGACGGTTGTCGTTCTCCCCAACAAAGTACCCGCCGGTAAAGTCATCCCATGTAGAAGTAAAGGCTGGCATTATGACCACGCAGCATGTTGATAACCGGGGCTATACCGAATGCGGCGGGAGGTGTTCTGCTTCAAGTCATCTCGCATGGTGTCAAGGATTGACTGGTATTCAGCCTGGTAGACCGCAGCACGTCCCTCGTCCTGGCGAACCATTGCTGCAAGGTACGAGGTGTAGGCCACAATTAGAGGGTGGTGCAAAGCTGGCATGAGCGGTGTCGAATAGTCGCTCAACAGTTCCGGTTCGCTCCGGTAGTAATACAAAGTCCCGTTTTGATCGGTTGTCGGAAGAGGGTTGAGCCGAGCCTTGTTGCCGATGATCGTCCAAGCAAAGGTAGCCGTCATACGGTCAGGGTCAAGGAAATCCTCAAGCTGGACCCACATCACCGGAAGATCGTTGATAACTAGCTGGCGGGCCCGTACGAAGTCGTTAGGGACAGTAGCCGATCCGCCTACAAAAGTCATAGCCTGAGTGTCCAACAGCCAAGGCCATTCTTTGGTAGCTGAGATAGTAGCTAGGGAGCGGTTGATCAAAGAGTCAATCGTGGTGTCCGGAAGCAAGCCGTCGCCGGAAGCAGGGATTGCTAGGCGTTGCTTTACAGCCGTACGAATTTGACCACGGTTCATGGGTTAATTCTATCCTAATCCTAGTCCACCATCAAGGATGGACTGCTTGTTGGCAAAGAACCTGACTTGGTTGTCGTAGAACGGTTTATCTCCAGGACTGATCGGTTCGACGTAGTAGTCGTTAAACCTTTGAATACCCGCGTTGAGCTCGGCCTGTTCTAATGCTGCAAGTCCGTAAGTGTCTTCAATTCCGTGAATTTGGAACAAAGCCGACAAGGAGGATGAGGCCATGCGCTTGAACACCATTGTCTTGATTGCGTTATCCAAAGCAGAAATGCCTGATGGTCGGACACGCGCCGTCTCACTACCTGCTAGGTAGTTACTGATTTGCATAGGGGGCAAAGAGGCTAGGGCTGCGCGTTCCTCTGTAGTGAACCCAAGGGAATCAAGGAATGTCTTAGCTGCCGTGGCCGCCTCGTCTGTGTTGTTGAATGGATCTTCGGCAAGAACCGACCATTCGTAAACAAGGCGCATAGTTTCCTGGAGCGTGCGGCCGGTTACGGGAGCAATGCTGTTGTTTACCTTTTCTTCTGCCAGTTGAGTTCTGTCACTTGCCTCTACGTAAATCAAATGCGACGTGCCGTTTAAACTAAGAAACGGTTCATAGACAACAATCTGACTAACTTCTTGAAAGACGGAATCAAGGTTTTCTTGTTCAAAAGCTTTTGCCCCATACATGCCGCGATCGCAGCGCCAATCACCCCCGTCAATGGCTACTGATTTTGTAAACGTGAATGTTCCGAGCCCCGAATCAAGAGGGCGGTCATAAACGTCAAAAATACGCTCAAGCGGATAAAGGTTCAGAACCTGAACTACACCATTACAAAAGACTGTCAAATTATGGATAGGAAGCTTTTGGAATGGGTGGACCCATGCAGCCAACAGCGCCCCATCCTGAAGAACAAATACGTCAACAAAATCGACCGATTCGTTACCTGCCGGGGTTTGAACCCAAACATCTACTTCTGCTGCAAACTTAGGGAGTTTGTCAAGAACAAAAAATCCTCTGTGCGTAGACAAGATTGCTGTTGAAAATGGTTGTGTTTGGATCATGGTGCTCCATAGTACTGGAAATAGACCAAACCAACCACACCGGCACCATCGACTGCTTGACCGCCTGAACCGAACCCACCCCAGTTTGCGCCGTTAGAACCAACTGCTCCGGTTCCAATTTGCACAGAATATCCTCGGCCTCCCGCTCCTCCTGTGTACGAGCCATACGTCGTTGCAGATCCATTGCCGCCGTTGCCAGGACGGAACGGTCCATCAAGAATGTCTCCTGCGTTTCCTCCGTTAGCAGCCCACCCTGCGCCACCACCATAAGAATAGTTATTGGGATCAGGGTTGCTGTTTTTGTCTAAGTTTGAATAACCAACACCGCCGGTGGTAGCTCCGTCTCCTGATCCTTGATTGCCGCCATTGCCGCCATATGGTGGGTTGTATGCACCAGCTGCACCACCACCAGCCGACAAGGTTGTCCAGTTGGTGCCGCTAATTGATGTAGCCCCACCAGCTGCTCGACCACCGCCACCGGCACCAACCGCAACGGTTAAGCCTTGATTTGCACCACTTGAAAAGGCGCGCGAAGAAAGAGCACGGTAACCGCCAGCACCGCCACCGCCCATACCGGCACCGCCACCGCCACCGCATATAAAGATGTTGTAAATGCTCGCCGCAATAGGGCTTCCACCAGTAGGCGTAACGGTAGGGATGCTAACAGAGTACGAACCAGCAGTACCGTTTGCGTATGGAAGCAAACGCCATGTTGTGAACGTTGTAGTCCCTGATGTTTGTGTACCAACAGAGTTTGTAGCTACGGCGCGGACATCGTAAATCGTGCCGGTAGAGTTGTTGATTTCAAGACCAGTTTGATTACTAAAAACGTTTTGACTGGTGCTTCCAATTATCCCAGTAATTGTTGCTCCGTTAGTCCAGCTGGATTCAGAGCTTTTTTTGTATTGAAATTGTACGCTTGTTGTATAGCCATTGGGGTTAACTACAGCATTAAACGTTGCCCTAGATTCGTTAAAGTTTGTCGTGGAACTGATGGTAATCGCTGGCAAAAGCGTAATTCCTGCGCCCATGAACCCGTGCCTGATGGGCATTATGTACTCAAATCTCCAATAAGCACATAGCTGTCAGTTCCCACACAAAACAATGTTGCAGCAGAATACCGATCGCGAAGCTTTAAGCCTGGAGTAGCTACCGGTACTGCTGTGCCGTTAAATGTAACGGTTCCAGTTTGAAAGCGAAGGAAGTCAATACTTTGTCCTGCTGTCAAACCAAGACCCGTGTTGATAGTGATGTTGATATTGCTTGTATTGGTCAGCTGAATCATCTTGCCTACGTCGGCAGAAGAGGGGGTGTATGTTGTCCCTGATACAATTGTTTGAGTGGAGTTGAATCCACCCGTTGCGCCGGTAGCTCCCGTTGCACCAGTGGGCCCTGTAGCACCGGTAGGTCCAGTAGGACCGGTAGCCCCGGTTGGACCTGTATCTCCGGTATCACCCTTAACTCCCTGAATTCCCTGTGGACCTTGTGCCCCCGTAGCGCCTGTTGGCCCTGTAGCGCCTGTTGGCCCTGTTGGTCCAGGAACGGTAGAATCTGCACCTGTTGCACCTGTTGGGCCTGTCGGTCCCGTAGCGCCTGTCGGTCCTGTCGGTCCTGTCGGTCCCGTGTCTCCTGTGTCGCCTTTGATTCCTTGAGCGCCCGTGGCTCCTGTAGCACCGGTAGGTCCAGTAGGACCAGTGTCTCCGGTATCGCCCTTTGGTCCCTGCGGGCCCGTGGCTCCTGTAGCACCTGTTGCTCCAGTATCGCCCTTAATACCCTGAATGCCTTGCGGGCCTGTAGGACCAGTAGCTCCTGTGGCTCCAGTCGAACCTGTGGGGCCAGTAGCTCCTGTAGCTCCCGTTGCACCAGTGGCTCCTTGAGGACCAGCGTTTGTGGTGCCGACGACGGTAACAACGGCGCTCGTAATTACGCCGGAAACAACGTCAGCCCTGGTAACTGTTACGTCTACGCTGGGCATTAAGTCCTCGTAACGTCAGGCAAGACAACAAAGGAACCGGAAAGAATGGTAGTGATAATCCCGGAAGCGTTTTCCTGGAGATCCCAATAATAGTTCTGTGGTTCAAGAACGGCTGTACTTGCGGCAGACATAACTAGCTGAAGAGTACCAGCTGCACCGCTAATAATTGTGCAGGTAAAGGTGGCCGCTGGAGTAGGGTCGTCATAGTTCTGACGAACCATAGATGTGTATACGCGGCCAGTAATGTTAATGGGCGTTGTGCCGTTAGTGGTCATTGTGACGCCGACAGTCAGCGTATCCCCACGTGTTACTACAAGATCCTGCTCTGCTGGAACTGCCATTAATCATCTACTCCAACGCCAAATGCGATAGCCACAACACTAACACCTAACGTAGCAGCGCTGATGTACAATGCTTTACTGAGGGCGTCTCCTGACAGGGTAATTAATACCATACCTGTTCCGGAGGCCCAAATCAGCAGAGATAAGATAGCACCAAAATACTTACGCATTGCTAGATTTTATCATTTCCGGCGAATTGCTGCAGGAGCTACGCTCATAGCTATGCCGATAGCAATCAAACTGCGGCGCTCGCCTACAGGCACTGTAGAGCCCACAGGGACGTAGGAATCGACCTGACCGCCGAAGATGTTGATTTCCTCTTCAAACGCCTCACGGACCGCCTCAGGGGCCGATTGGACGGCTACAACTAGTTCTTCCAACTGAGTATCAGAAAGCTCTTCGATTTCCAACGCAGCAAAGACCTCGGTGGCCTGTTCCTCAGTTGCTTCCGCCAGGGCTTCCTGGCTTGTTGCAATTTCCGCGGCCTGATCCGCAGTCACCACTGGGGGTATCACTACCGGGGGTGCTGTCGTCGTAGTCTCGGGCACTGTCGTTGTCGTGCTTGTAGTGGTTGTGGTTGTGGCAGGGACAGTCGTAGTCGTGGCAGGCACAGTCACTGGCGCTGCAGTAGTAGTAGGAATCGTCGTCGGAATTGTGGTAGTTTGAGGCCATGTCGTTGTCGTCTCCGGAATCGTGGTGGTAGTAGTTGTGGTGGTGGTTGTAGATGTTGTGGTTGTTTGAGGTAGCTCCGTGGTTGTTGTTGGTGGGAGCGTTGTCGTGGTGGTCGTTGAAGAAGTCGTAGTTGACGCAGGGATACCATTAAAGGTTAGCTCGTAGCTGACGTTCCACTGCACCCCGTCACGCCACACATCGGGCTGGTGGCAGCATGTACCCGCGCGCAGGCGATATCTGCCGGGTTGCACTTCCATGGAGATGTAGGAC